TCAGACCATTTCTGGTTTGAACTTAAACCTTCAAATACAGCACCGGGGCCGTGCTTGAATTGTGCGAGGTTCAAATCGTCAGAACTTAACGAATTGAGCACAATCCGAGACACGCGTGAGATGAGATGCTGGTGCCGATCAGGTATAACAACCTGGCGGGCAACATCGTCAGTCTCAAAAAACGACGCAACGGCCTTCTTGTGAAGAGTTTCCTCATCACGTGAAGGCATCGTCGTTTTCTTAAAGAGGTAAAGCATCTCTCGGAGACACTTTATGACGTCACAAGTGACGTCCTCTTTAAGCTCCCCAGTGAACGGTTCGAATACTTCGCAGAACATACCTGAGAGAAATCTCGGGATTGTTCCCCCTTGGATTGTCTTAAATCCTTCGGGGCAGGCGAACTTGCCGACAGAGATGCCCAAAGTTAGTGCATCTCCCAAAGCAGGTAAAGCTCTGGTTAGGAAACCATAGCCTTCGTTTTCGAACCTTGACTCGAGCGTAACAAGATCACGCTCGAGGCCTTTCACATCAGGTAGAAGTCTGCCAAAGTCTTTCAGCAGACAACTTAGGAGTACTATCGGACTTTTCATCGCATCCTCCATGAGGTAGTCGATTCCGAGTCGAAGGCTCCTGATCAACCGCTAATGGCGGTCGTACACTTAATCCGTTGCTAAACGGATTAGCTGGCAGCGATGGGTAGGAACATGCTCCAAGGGCCATGGCAGAAATAGCCAAAACCCCAAAGATGATCCCCCAACGAAGCAGCCAAGAAAGTACAAAGTCAACGCCGTACGCATCTGAAGGCTTCATGATTGAATCCTTTACCAGTTGCGTCAGCTCTGAAATTGCAACAACTTGAGTGTCGTAACCTCAGTATCATCACGGAAATCCGTGAGCGCTTTCGCAAGCGCCACCATCGCAGCATCGGTGAAACCGAAGCTTGGACGGTTGATAGTGATAGATACGGAAGCAACTTGCTTCTTCGTCAATCCAGAATACGGATCGACGGCGTTGACAGTTTGCGTCATTTGCACATAGTGCCTGTCTCCACCGCCTTTCGTGCGCTGGTGATTGATGATAACGGTATAACCGTTACCACCCGTATCTACGCGTTCGGACCCATACCCATCAGACTTCACAACCGTGAAGACAAGCTGGGGAGTGGGAGCGGCCGCGACGACGGTTACTGGATCGGGTAGCATAGGACGTCTCCTGTGAAAATGGATTTCAAGAACGAGGACTGAATGTCTTCGCTCTATTAAATTCAGCACGTTGCGCTAACAACGCACCGATGATAGACTTCTGATAAGCTGTCAAACTTGACGGCACAGAAGTTAGTTTCACATCAAGCACTGTCGCGACATCGCTACGAGTTTGACACTCGTAGTTCAACACAGAAGTGTGGCGATTCTCAAGAATTTGAGTAATCGTTTCACCACTGACGTTGAAAACATAGTTCGATGTCGTGAAGTTCGACTTTGAGCGGAACTCGGTAATGAGCTTGCCATTGGTACGGCAAGTTATCATTCCCCAATTGACCAAACCCGGATCGTGGTTAATATTGTCGATTAATTCGACATAGTTACCAAAGCCCGTGAAATAGTCAATAAGCCAGGTCCAGGGCACGAGATTATAGAAATCCGTGAACCTAGGCACTGCTCCGATTCGTTCCAGGAATTCCCTGTTACGAAATGTTGGCATATTAACTCTAGGAAAGTCGAAAGTTGCGTTTATAACTAATCGCAACTCCGAAGTTCTTTCGAGACGGGTTGAAGTGAACGGGTAACCGTACTCCAACCCTGATATGTCATACTCAAAGCCTGAGATGTCCTTCTCAGCCGACTCTATCTTACGAATCGACCGAAAAGTCGTCGGTTTGCCATTTCTCTTGATCAAGAAGTTGTACTTCTTGGCCATCTTTTGTGGCAACTCGACAAGCTCGCTAACGTCTTTATGAAATTGCTTCCAACCGAAGTGAAAACTTAGGTATTCACTCGGTATGTTCTTCGCTACGGCCGTGAGAGAGAAAATACTGTCTCGCAGTTTTGGCTGGGAACCTAAGGAAACAAAGAGTTGTTTGAGCTTACCACCGGTGTCCATCAACGATGCGACACTTCTAGGTAAATCTTTCAACTCCACTATGTTGCG